GCCTGTAGCTCCCGTAACTCCCGTTGGACCCGTGGGGCCTGTAGGACCCTCGACCGTAGACGCCGCTCCTGTAGGGCCAGTGGGGCCAGCCGTTCCTGGCGCTCCATTTGCGCCTGTAGGACCAGTTGGGCCAGATGTCCCTGTCGAGCCGGTAGGGCCAATTCCTGTAGGGCCGGTGGGGCCTGCTACAGTAGAAGTTGGGCCGGTGGGGCCGGTGGGGCCTGCAAGACCGGCTGGTCCGGTGGGGCCAGTAGCGCCAATGGTTTGCCACGTACCATCGCCTTGCAAAAACTTAGTGTTATCGCCTGCCAACGGCTGCGGCACAAACCCAGCAACACCGTTAGACACACTGCCAGCGCCAACCATTGTGGAAATAGGAACGTCCGAAGCCGCCGTCAAACGGCCTTTGGCGTCAACCGTAAAACTGCTGACGTTTGTGCCATCGCCATAACCACCAGCAGCAACGCCAGAATTTGTTAAAGAGATCGTTGGGTTGGCCGCAGCGCCAGAGCCGTTGGTAACTGTAATTTCGCCAGCGGTGCCAGCAATGCTGCGGAGGGTGAATACGCCGGTAGCAGTTTCAACAACAACACCAGAGCCGCTTAATCCGCTCAATGACGAAAGGTTTCCCGTCAGTCCAATCGTAGGATTGCCAGAAACGCCGTTGCCGTTTGTAATCGTAATATCAGCCGAAGAACTCGAAATTGCACGAGCAACAACAGACGTACCATCTTTAGAAATAATGCCATTGCCAACCGCTACTAGCGATCCAAGAACCCCGCTCGGCGTTATTGTAAGATTTCCGCCAGCCCCGCCGTCAGTCAGCGTCAAGCCAGAGCCAACGGCCAATGCCCGTTCATTCGGTAAATTTGCGTCTACGCTTACAACGACAAACGAACTGTTTGACGGAATGTTTGCGTACTGCCCAAGCGTAGCAGTTTTATTAGCGCCATCTTGCAAAATAACCATGCGGTCATTGGCGCTGACCGTCTGCGCTTGTGGAAGGTCTGAAAAACGAGTTGGGATTAAGTTGGTAGGTACATTACTCATGGCTCAAAATAATCCTCTCCGTTTTGCGTAATGAAGAAATCAAGCCCGTTTTCGGCAATGGACCCAGCGGGGTCTGTAGAAACTCCAGTGTCGGGGCGAGGAAATCTTAACGCAATATTTTCTGGTTGAAGCGCAGGAAGACGCCAAGGATCAAATTGATCCGTACAACGGTCGCACACGCGCAAGCCAGGATAATTTGGGTCTGGCCCAAGGTCGTCGTAGTAGTATTTCATTTTGCATCGGTCGCAAACCGCAATCGCGCAAGTTGCTCCGTTTCGCCACGGCAGGAACACACTCATCGAGTATACGGACTGATGTTAGCCTGGAAGTAAACAGGCGAACGATCCCGCTCTTCTGCTTGGGCGTAGTACATTGCCTCTCTCATTTCGCCCTTCAAAATGCTCATATCAGCCGCTACGTTTGGCAATTTAAGCGCCAGTCGATAGGCAAGGCTAAATACAATCGCATCAAGCCAGCGTTGAGGTACGTCAATTTCTTGAGTGAAGTTTGTAACGTCTTGAATTTGACGCTGCCGCCAAATAACGATTTGGTTAAAACTGGCTGCGTAGTTAGGCGCGGGCCAAAGGTACATCACTGGCTGGACCCGTTGACGATCAAACCAATATTGAAGAGAACGATTTGAGCTAAACGTCTTGTTTGGCAAATTGGTGTAATCGTCGCGGTTCATGCGTGCCAAAGGAATTTCAAGCGGCGTGTTCGCAACGTAAAATTCACGAAGAGCTAAAGTTCCACCGCCAATTTCACGAACGCGAAAATATTGCGCCGCAAGATTAGAGTCTATGTCATACCAAACCCACTTTTTATCAACATACGCCGTTTCGCCAGGAGCAAGGGCGGTTGTCCATGTGATGCCGTCGTCAGAACGCTGAAATTCTAAATCATACGTTTGATCGCCAAACGGCATAATACCAACAGTCGTAACGAGCGATGTGGTGCCGGTGTTTAAGTTAGACCCAAAATTTATACTTAAAAACCCGTCTGGTCCTGTTTGAATACAGGCCGTCTCATAGTCGCTGTCGAACGCATAATTTGCTATTCCGCCTGGAGAGGATGTGTACGCGCCAACAAGGCGGCTCATACTGCGGAAATTTCCGTTCATAATATCAACGGTGCCAACTGGGGTCTTTAGCTCAATCTGGTTTGTTTCCATTGGAAGAATAACCTTCTCAATGCACCAAAGAGGAGCGCCTTGATTGGCAAGCGACGACAAAAGCAAAAACAGGTCCTGCTTCGCGGTCAGAAGATTTTCTGCCGTGATGTCAGGAGTTGGAATTTTACAAAGACGAACAGCCTGATTAATTATTTCTTTAACAGAATATGTCGTCTGCGAAACAGTACCTGATGTTGCCATCTGCTAGTACGGAGAACACTTTGCGTAAGTGTATCCGCCCTTCTTCATTTTTGTAGCTTTCGGGATTTTAGCGCCAGCCTTCCGGGCAACATTAAGGGCAATGGCAACCGCTTGCTTTTGCGGTTTACCAGCCTTCATCTCAGTCTTTATGTTCTGAGAAATTGCCTTGCGGCTCTTGCCCATAGAAAGAGGCATGTCACTTCTCCTTAATAGTTACAGCCGCCACCGCCAGCCTTTTTAATCATTGGCTTGCCGTTGTAAGAAGGAACAGCCTTGCCACCGTGCTTTAGCTTTGACTTTTGATCCGGGTGCATAAGGCGATTGTGACGAGCCATCATGGTGCGATCTTGCTTCATGTCTTCTTTGGAAGACTCAGCTTTGCCGCCTTTTTTCATCGGAGCACGCTCGATTTGACCGGAAAGAAACCGCTGGCGACCACCTGGATGCACAACAGACTTTTCCTTTTTGCCGTACTTCTCGCGCAACTCTTTGCTAAACGCCTCCGCTTCTGCATCGGTCATTTTACCAAGGCCACGAGTGCGATCTTCATACGGGTCTACGCCGCGTTTCATTTTAGAGCGTTGCAGCGGAGTCATCGTCGTGCCGTATGTCGCAGAGCCACCATCAGCGTAATTTACGCGACCGCCACGTTTCATGCCATCTTCCGACGGCTTAGAAAAGCGTTCACGAATTTCACGTTCCATGGAAGCGTCAAAATCCGGATTGTTCTTGCGGTTGTAATCAAGAACAAGGTCAAGGCTTGACATGGGAGGCTTAGGCTTGCTGGTCGGTTTCGTGACTTTTACCGGCGCGGTGACGCTTTCGGTGCGGCGCGTTGCCGTTACTGGAATTTCATCAATTTCTTTGCTTACGTCAGAAAGGCTTTTAGAGGAAGTTTTCGACGACGAAACTTCAGCTTCATCGTCATCCATCATGCTTAAAGCGCCTGCACCCAACAACCCAGCCACCGTTCCAATCGCTTTACCTTTAGGAACTTTAGAAAGAGTTTTTTGAATTTCCGGTCCAGCTTTTGCAACGGCTTTGAGGATCGGCTTCTTGATGTTTGACTTATAAGCCTGCTTAACGTCGGCAGACGTATCTTCAGCAAACTTTTTAAGACGATTAAGTGGCTTTGCTTCTTCAGCAGCAATACGGCTGGACTCAGCATCATAAGCAGCTTTACGAGCCTTAGAAGTTGTTCTTTCAGACTTTTTCGTTGCCTGACCAACACCGGGCATACCCGGAATGCCGGGGAAACCGCCCTTAGCGTACTTTTGAACTTGACCACCGTTCTTGTACCCCGGCATCAACTTCGTGCCAGCGCCACCGGATTGTTTGTTGACATCGGCGTTGCCAATGCGCGGAAGAGCGCCGTTGCCCGAGAGCTTGTTGCTCTTGGTCATCTCACGCTTCATCGTTGAAGCTGGGGCCTTAACAGCGCCGCCTTTGGCAAAATGCTTCGGGGCGCTGTGAAAACCGGCGCTAGTCGGGAAATCAAAGTCTTTGACGTACTTAACGGCCATCGTTAGCTCCTATTTGCAATCCCACTTCCGCAGCGATAACGCTTTGCGGGTAGGTTTCCCTTGTTTATCTTTCATTGGTCCAGGCATACCGCTCATGCGAGCGCAGAAAGACCTTCTACGCGCAGCCGACTTTGGGCTTTTTGCCGCCTGTTTTGCGCTAACAGGAGGCTTCAACGTGCCGCCGGTTTCGGACTTGTAACTGGCGCGGCCTTTGGCGTTTAGACCGCCCTCTGGGTTCTTTCCTTCTTTACGCTGCCAAGCAGAAGTCGAGTAACCACCACCCGCCATGTAAATGGTTTTTCCGCCCTTACCAAACTTCCAGTCGTTGATAATTGCCATTTAGCCTCCAACACCCACACGCGAAGCAAGGAACGCAATCATTGAGCAAAGAATAGCAATAAGCCCAAACCCTACCTTTACCCACAAACCGTTGTTTTGATTTAAGGCTTTTTCAACACGCTTGTATTGAGCAACAACTTCTTGCCAACGCTGTTCGCAAAGCCGCTCATGCGATTCAATTTTTTGAAGCGCAGAACTAGCGTTGTCATAAGCCTTTGAAAGCATTTCGTGCTCAAGAGCCATTACGCAATTCCGCTCTGAATTACCGTCATTTTTGCGGAGCCGCTTGTGTAGCTCGTAGTGTTCAAACGCACGGCACGAACCGGGCCGCTAAGAGTAGAACTGTTAACAAGAAAGCTGCTAACCGTTCCGGTCGTGATGGATGCAAGCGGAGAACCTGCATCAATCCAAGTGGCGTTGGTGTTGTAATCCGTCGCGTAAGTAGCCCACGGATCGTCAAAAGAATATTGGACTTTTGACGTATTGGTGTCCGTTACAGTGACTGTGACAGATACGTGTTCCGGATTGACGTAAATATCCAACACCACTGGCAGGGATATTTCTTGTGCGTCATTAGTAACGTAAACTGGGCGCATCATTTCCTCCGTGGAGCATAAAGAAATAAATCTTTAGCTCACTGAATTATCTTGTTCTTGTTTATGCTCTTCCTGCACATCTAATCGTCGTATCAACATCTGATACGCAGAAATTGTTGCTTGAGCTTGAATTGCAAAGGTTTGAGCCTTCTTCAATTCAGTCTCAAGCAATTCAATTTCAGCAAGAAGGAAATCCTTCTTGATCTCCATTAGAGCGCACTAGCACACATCAGATAATACGGAGTACCAGTAGAATCGACGATCTTGATCGACTTCGTGTGCGTTCCCGCCGATACAGTTTCAACCATAGCCGTCGGCACGTTCAACAAATTTGCAACTGTGCCGGTGCCGCTGTTGGTGAAACGAATAAACGAAGCGTTTGTCCAAGTGCCGCCGCTGGCAAAATTAGAATCGCACTGAATAGAAGCAATCGTACCGCCGGGGTTTGTAGATGTTCCGCCAAGCGTTGTGCGAAGCGCGTTTGCCGCGCCAGAAATAGTGCCAGAGCCATTAACCGACAACGAGATGTGTGCGCCGTTGATCGTGCCCCCAGCCGCAGCGCCCGCTCCGGTAACAACCGAGAAAGCACGAAACGTCTCGCCAGAACCAGTGCTGGTAAACGTCAGCCTTTCATAAACAAGGCGCGTATCGCCCGTTGTGGCAGAAGTTGTGCCGTAAGAGCTAGAAATGTTTCCGGCGGTCGTGACCGAAACGGGAGCGGCGGAAGTGCCGCTGCTAAAACCGTTAAGCGAAATAACTGGTCCCGTAAACGTAGTAGTAGCCATAATGTCCTCACATGCGAGTTAGGCGCATCTGTCTGCATGTCGTCAGCCGGGACTGTCAGATGCACCGGGATGACCCCGGAAAAAACCCCTCCACCAGTCGCCCAGTGGAGGGGTTTATAGTACTAGACGTTACAGCTTTCGTCTACACGCCAGCCGTGCCGAAAACGGCGCGGGGGTCGGTAAAGCCGAAGGCATAACGCTCAGTGGCCTTGTAGCGCATGGAGTCGGTTTCAAAGTCACCTTCCATGCTCTTTTCGAGGCCACGGCGCATCATCAGCTTCAGACCTTCCGGAGCGTCCGTCTGGACCCACCACGCCGTGGTGGACGTAAGACGCGACAGGTTCGCCTGACCGCCCGACAGCAGACCCATCGACTTGATCGGGTTGATGTCGTTGTCAGCCGTACCGGCCCGAAGGACCGACTTGAGCAGAACTTCCGCCTGGAACACGTTGCTCGGAGAGACAACGAGCTTCAGGGGGTTCAGGCGAATACGCTTGCCGTTGTTGTCAACAGCGTTGCGGACCTGAATAAGCATCTGCTCAAGAGAGGTCTGCGAAAGGTTCGCAGCCGTCGAAAGCTGGTTAGAGAACGTACCATTCACAATCGGATGGTTCGTCGCAACCAGGGATACGCCGTCGCCGCCCGCAAACTGACCGCCTGTAAAGGCGCGGTTCAGAATGTTGGCACCAAGGGTTTCCTTCGTTTCGATCAGAGACTGCGCCAGATGACGCGAGTAGACCTGACCAATACGAATGTGGTCGCCGTCCTCGATCAAGACCTTCGTAAGGGCGAAAGCAAGCCCGTACACGAGGTACTGATAACGCTTGAGGAACAGCACGCCACCCGACTGATAAGTGACCGGGGTGCCGTCGGGAAGTTCCGGAGCAGCGCCAAAGCCGTACAGCACGGGTTCTTCATGGTAGTTACGCGGGATGCCCGTCTGGGTCTTGAAGACCTGAGCGTATTCATCAGCGCGTTGATCGTAAACGCCATCAAACTCTTCGTTCAGAATCGGTTCTACGATAGAACGAAAGTCTGTTGACCTCATTGGATTTGCAGCCATGCGTCAGACTCCTTACACCGCTACTTTGTTGGCAATAAACTGGCTGCGAGCAATCTGCACTTGCACAACCGTATAGGCATCACCCCAAGCATTGACGCCAGCGGGGCCAATGTCCGGAGCCAGATTAACAATGCGCCACTGGCCTTGAGAGCCTGAACCCGACAGCGAAGAGCTGAGAGTCGAGCCACCAAGTCCGGTCGTCGTATTGCCTGCGGTGAAGTTGGAAACATCGGCTTGATCGCCAATAGAACCAATCGCCAAAGAACCGTCAGCCTGAACTTCGTACACAATCGTCGGGTCTTCGTAGTAGTACGCAGTCATGCTGCCCGCCACGTAAGTGGCCTGCGCCGGGAAGAAAGTCGAAACCGTCGGACGACCGCCAACCGGAGTGTAAGAGCAACCAGCAAACACACCGATAAAGTCAGACGCGCCAGCGGTGACGGCTTCAATACGGCCATCGTTGAGCTTAACGCAGTTGCCCGCAAAGATGTTTGTGCCATAACCGCTGGCAATGCCATCGACTACAGCAATCGGACGAATCAAGCCAGTGGGGCTAAAAGCTGGCCTGAACCCGAAAGGAGCGTTAGTAGCAGACATAAGATGTCTTCCTTTGGATTGAGTTAATGAACCCTCTAAGACGCAAAGATTGGCTTAGAGGAGCTACGATATTGCATCTCATCAAACCCATCACCCAACTCAACACTTCCACCAGCACGATTAGCCTGTTCACGAATGGCATTTAGAGTGTCTTGCAATTTGCCTTCTTCACGGTTTGGCGCATCGTAATGGAACTCAGTCATTATCTTTTGATAAAGACTTTCGGGAATCTTGAAAGCCAGCATTTCGTTTACGCCAATCATACCCGCGTATTCACCCGTCTTCAGTGTCGCCATATTCCAGCCGTGAATTTCTTCAGGCTTAATCGGCTCATAACCTAAACGGATGCGACCATGAATTGGGTCACGGGGATTAGTCGTGGTTAGCCAGCAAACGTGATAACCCGGAATATTAGGCAAGTCGGGTAAAGCTGCTTGAATAAACTGATTTCTGAACATTTCAACACGTTCATCGTCAGTAAAAACGCGGCTCTCCGTGACTGTGCGATCTTCAATCGCTTTGTTCATGCGAGCAGCATCGTCGGTTTTTTTAATTCGGCTATCTAATGACATGACAATGTTCCTGTTAGTTACTGTTGCGATCTTGTTCAGCATAACGCTTCAACATGCGTTTACGCTTTTCAGGGTCTTCCCAGTAACCGGCATCCTCCATTGCCTGTTTACGTTCAGGTGAAATGTAAACTTCACGCCGAGTTGAAACAGGAGCGTTTTCTCTTCCAGACCCCGCAACCGGGGGGCCTTTACGTTTCGGGGCTGACTGGCTCACGGATTCACTCTTTCCATAACGGTGGGGCAGATACTTTTTTGCTCTTGCGTCAAGCTCTTCCCAATAGTCTTCCGTTCGCGGGTCCCAGCCTTCTGCGGTTAACTTATCATCAATCGTCCTGACAACCAATGCGTCATCGTCGTTGCTGCTTTGGTCGTACCAGTCGTTTTTATCCATCCAGCGTTCCGCCGCCCGTTTCAAAAGCGGGTCGGGCCGGTTGGATGGCTGTTGAACAGTCTGGCGGGGCGCTTGATAATTTTGAATTTGCTGCTTTTGCGCGTTTAAAGTCTGAGCTTTAGAAACAATTTGATCGCGGATTCTAAGGGCTTCCGCCACGGCCTGACCATTACCGGCATCAACGGCTTTGGCAATTACGTCCTCTGCCGCACGGTAGTCCCTGGCCGTCTGCTCAAGCTGCTCTTCAATTGTCTGCGCGTCACGCCTTACAAAGTTAGTCTCTAACCCAGTAAGCCTTTGAGACAAGTTCATATTTTCTTGGCGCAGCCGCTCAATCTCTTGTTTATCGCGCTCGCGGGCCTGACGGCGTTTTTCTTTGCGCCGACGGTTTTGTTCCGCCGTGCTGAGTTTACGCTGATTACGGTCTTCTTCAGCGTCTTCGCCGTCATTTGACAAACGCTCGTCGTCATCGTCGATCTGCGTTTGTTCTTCCTGTTGCTCTTCTGCAACGGCCTCTTGTTCTTCTTCGACAACCTCTTCTTCTACCGGCGTGTCTACAATTACGTACTCTTCTTCGTCTTTGTTATCCGACATGCGTCACCCTTAAATAAACGCTTTGACGGCCAGAGGATCGCCTAAAAGACGACCGGCCAAGTCAAGATCATTGAAAACTACAAACAACGCCGGTTCCCCGTCTTTGGTGTTAATTTGCCAGCGATCTCCACCGTACTTTGGCATACGGATAAAATCCCCAGGCTGACACCAGACGCCTTCAACCCACGGCTTCATAGTTTCACGATTGCAAAACGCAAGCGGGCCAACGGCGCGGACAAGTCCAACCTGAGTATTCCATTGCTCGGTTTCCTTGGCGTCTTCCGTCAGAATAATTCCGCCCTTTGTTTTACGTTTAGGGGTGCGAACTTGAACAAGAACGCGAGAACCAAAAATTTCAATTTGGGGGTCCACATCGACAAAAGCATCGTCGTGGTCTTGAGTCCATTTAAAATTCAGGTTCAGCTTTTTTGTTTCAGCAACAGTAATGCGGCTTTTTTTTGCGTTATCACTGACTAGTGCGACTTTAGATGTCACGCTTTGTCTCCTCATCATCACGGTAAAGGTTGTTGATTATATCCAGCGCCTTTTGAAGACCTGCGTAATAACCAACATTCTTCCCGTGGAGGAACATATCGGTAGCTGGACTCTTGAGTGCGCTGTGAGCAAAATTTTGTTTCTCTTGCTCTAATGCTCTAACGACTTTGTTTAGCATCTGGCCTACTTCTTTCGGCCAGCCGCCTTCTTTGCAACGCCGCCAGCCTTGTAGCCGACCTTGGGCGAGCTTGCGAGCTTCGGCATCTTGCCCATTGCCATCTGCTTGTGTTGGTTAATTGCCTTCTCAGCCATAGTCTTTCTCCCTTAATAGGCTCTGGGCCGTGGATTGATCCCAGCGCCGGTTGAAACGGCGAGTTTGTCGCCGGTTGCAATTTCAAGAGCAGCCAAATCTTTGGCCGTCTGATTGTCTTCGGAGTTAATGCGTTCACGCGAAGCCAAATCAGCTTGTTTGCTTTGTGCATCAAGCTGAATTTTCTGAGCCTTGAGCATTTGATCGGTTTGCACTTTTTGAGCATCCGCCGCCGCCTTCTGGGCTTTGAGTTGAATGTCTTGTGCAATTTCTTGCGTCTCAATCTCCATGCGCTTAGCTTCAAGCTGCGCCTTGACCTGATCGGATTGAGCCTTGCGCTGCGTCTCAGCCATAATGGCTTGAACCGTCGGGTCCATACCAGCCGGTTGGTTCTGTTGGGCAAGCTGCGACAGACGCTGAATGGCTTGCTGAATAATCTGCGGCAAACTTGCAAACGTCTGCTGAGCTTCTTGCATCACATTTGGAGATGCGGCTGCAATCAAGCGGTCCAGTTCAACATTGTCCTCCACCTTGTCGGACATAAGCTGAGAAACGTCAGCACCAGCCGCGTTGCTGATGGTTTCAAACATGCTGCTCAAATACCAGAAGCTGACATGCTCTTTAATGTGGTTGAGCATAGCCGGGATAAACATGCGCCCGCCAAGTTCGGAACTTCCAAACAACGGGTTGTTCATAAACGCAACGTGCGTTTGCAAATGAGCAATGTGATCTTGCTCCGGAAACGCAATAATTGGGCCACCCATCATGGCGGCTACGTTTTCATTAACCGCGTTGGTTTCCTTTGGCTTAACTTCTTTTGCCAGCAACGCTTCAGCGTTTGGTATTTTCAGCGTAGTTAAAATACGCTTTTCAACCTCACGCTGGTTATACAACGGATTGTTTTGCGCTCTGGCCGCAATTGCCTGAACTTGAGCAAACCGCTGTTGTTCAGAAAATATGTTTGGATCAGACACCGGCATCAGGTCCAAGGGACCTTCATAGTCCGAGCGGCTAATCGCCAACTCACCGTATTCGTCGTATTCAGTCTTTTCAGACAAATACATACGATTAATACGCGCCAGGACTTTCAAAACGCGGTGCTGGGATTCATGCAAACGCGCATGAATTGCCGAATACACCACAAGCCCTTGCTCAATACGGGCCATAGTCGTGCCGACAGGCGCGTTTGAATCGCTGTCAGCCGTTTGATCCAGGCTGGTGCGAACAACGCTCTTGGCCGCGTCAGACAAGAAGCCAAGCAAATTAAGCAGTACCGGAGACGGCGGGTTGAACGGCATTGGCATCGCCAATTTCTTAACGTCATCGACGTTAATACCGCCTTCAATTTCGGCTACTTGAGTTGGGTCAATACGCAACGATTGACCGCCGCGATCTCCACCCTTCAACCGCAACATGGTCACGCTGTTGTTGATGTGGGCGCTATCAAGCAACGCACGCAACGAGCCGGTTAGAGCCGCAGACAACCCGCCAATTAAATGCGGGAACCCAATTCCATAAGCGCCGCGCCACGGGATAAACGAAAACTCAATAATGTGATCGAGCTTGCGGCAAAGCGCATCGTCTTCTTCCCAATTTCGATAAATCGACAACACGTTGTTTGTTGTCTTATCAATCGTCACGATATACGGGCACGCGCCTTGAGTGCCCTCGTCGTCGTCTATATCGAGGTCAGTGTAAATTTCGTAAATTGTGCGAAGGCCGTCTTCGTTAAATGCCGACTCATCGCGGCCTTCAATCTTGTCGTTAGCTTTTGCCGCAGCAGTCTGATCGGGCACAAGCGACGGCGGAACGGAATTAATATCAACATACATTCCCGAAAGAACGCGATTGTTGTATTCCATTTCCGTCAAATACTGCACATGCGTCTGACGCTGGGCGGTGTAAAATGATGTTGCCGAATACGGCAGCAGCATGTCGTCAATCGGAATAAACTCTGCACGCGGACGGCCCAAACGATCAGACCAATACATCTTCATGTATTGCGATCCACCCAACGGCAGTTGGGTCAGCAACTGTTCAAGCTCAGAACGATAATCAGGCATCTCTTCGGTGAGTTGCCAATTCATATGGTTCTTTTTGCGCTCGGCCCGCTCAATCTTTTCTTTGGTAACGGTGCCGTGAATGTGAATTTTGACCGGCCCATCGGGCGGGAAAAGTTCTTTAATCGAGCGAGACGTAAAATCAACCGCGCCCTCGGCCATAACCGGGTGAACAACCTTGGACGCGCCTTGGAATTGCGCTCCACCGGGCGCATCGTCACCTAATCCCGTGCGTCTCAACCCTTCTTCGTACTGCTTATCGCGTTTTTGCCGCGCTTCTTTGTCTTTAACAATTAAATTAGTCAAATTCGTTGAGATTTTAGACAACTCAACGTCAGGCAACGTCAGGGCAAGGTTTGAATAAAACTCTTGTTCCTCAGAACCGGACATTTCATCGTCACGAAGACGCACAATCGCGCCGCCATCGGGGGTGTCTTCGACTTCAGGAAGCTCTTCATCGTCCATTTCGACCATACGGCCCTTGAGCCGGTCGTTCTGTTCGTCAATTTCGTCGTCTTCCATGTCGGACATGCGCGTTTTTACCCGTGATTAACCGAAAGCATCATCTGAAACGCCCAGTCCTGCCAGTTTTTATACTGATACGGGCTTGGCATGTTGTATTTCCGCAAGTTTGTCGCATTAATAAACCGTTCCGCCCATAATTGCCACGTTTCACTCGGAACCGCAGGCGCAACATTAACCGTTTTAGTCAAATACATCGTCCAAGTCGCCCAATCCGGAAACTCCATATGCCTCGGATCAGGAATTGTCGGTGCTGCCATAACGCTTAACGATACTGCGCCGTCTTTTTGGCAATCTTCGCAGGTTGCGCCACAAACTGCTTGCCCTGGCGCTTGCCCTCACGCTTTGCTTTTGTCGTCGCTGCGTATTCCTGAGAAGACAACGACTCAATTGCGGCCTTGGGCAAATACCGCTCGCCCGTCTTACTCGACGGCTTGCCGCTCTTCGTAGTCCACTTCTGATCAGTCCAATCGCTCAATGACTTCTGTGACTTTTTCATTAGTCCTTATACCCCCCGCCCTTTTTTTTGTAAGATTTAGCAAGGAGCTGCGCCTTACGGGCGCTCCACTGCCCAGCCCCTGTGCCCTGAACGGCACGAGCCTTGATGCTGTTGAATAACCGTTTACGCATTTCCGGCTTGGTGTAGTTGCCAGCCTCGTTGACGCGGCTTAATCCGCCAGAGGCTTTGCGGACAGCGCCGCCGTGGGATTTGAGAAGGTCAGACGATTCAACGTCCGCAGGATTAAACTTGGCAAAGCGAGAGCGGGTGTGTTTAGGGTCAAACACAATGTAGGAAGTTGGGTCTTTAGCAAACTCAGTCTCACGCGGTGAAGTGTTTAAGTACTTCAAGCCCGTGTAGCCTTTGTCTTGCCAAGACTTCCTGGCCGTATCAACCAAATCAGCTCGGTCTTTGCTGTTGTACGGGTTGCCGCCGTAGTTATTGAGAAATTGTTCTAAGTTAACTTTTTTCTCTTTGTTGGTTTTCCAAGGAGACTTTTCAGAAGTTTCTTTAGGAGGTCCAATGCTAATATCAAATTCTTTTTTTGATACTGACTTTCCTTTTGCAAGCCTCTTAGCAATAGAATCCGCAACATCTTCAGGCAGCTTCCTGGCTTCAACAAGGTATCGAGCAAGAAGATCAGGTCTTAATTTGTACCCTTCAGCAGCAATCATTTTTTGAATTGTGTCTTGATCCGAATACACAGTGGACGGCCCTCTTGGAGTTGAGCGATCCATGTATGGAAGCAAGTCTTGTTTAGCTTCAAGGAAAGTTCTTTCATCCGGTATCCTTGCAGGAATTATCCGGCCATCCTCAAGAACCTCTCCAGCTCGATTCATAGTAAATGTGTTTGAAACATTTGGGTCTTTTGCAAAATGAGTCCCAAGGGCTTGATCTAGAACAAACGGACCATCTTTCTCTCCCCGCGCAACTTTACCGGGGTTGTTTACAAAAGCCGGAAAGTCGTAT